CCTTCACCTTGCTAGCGATGCGAGATTTAGCCTCTGCGATCATTTTGGCGGCATCGTCAATAGACGGCCCCTTGCGATGCTCAACAATGGTACTCGCCATGCCCGAGAGCTGTCCAGCCTTATCGGTCATAATTCCAATAGTCAACGCTAATCGGTCTGGGGAGATCGCCTTAAGCTGGTCTGGGTCACGGCTCAGTTGTTCGGCCTTCTCGAACAGCAGGTCTGTGTACTCAGCCGCCGCAATAGCGTAGCGTTTGGAGAACTCTTTACGCTTTGACTCCAGCGTATCGTTATGCCTCCACTCCAGCGCACGAACAGTCTCATGCGTCACCCTGCATTTCTTGGCAATAGCATTGATACGCCCACCCTGCGCCAGCATCCAGAGGATCTGTGCCGCCACATTCGGGTTGTAGTTCTCGATAGTGTTCCGAGGGAATTGCTTAGCCCTTTCCTTGACCTCAAGGAAGAACTCTTTCATCGCCTCTTTACTATCAATCGCTGATAGGTCTTCGTCGCTCATTTGGTCTTCTTGCCGTTTTTAACCTTAACAGCCCCAGAGTGCAACTCTTTTTTGAGCTTATTCTGTTGCGTCGAGGAAAGCGGCGAAACCTTACTGAGCAGATAGCCTACTTGCTTTTTACTTTTTCTTAAAACTTTCGGCATTTTATTGTTTATCTATTGTTTCAATTGCCTCAAGTTCGCTTTTCTTTAGTGTTGCCCCAAATTTCTGAAGTTCGGCGGCAACTCTCGGGTCATTCCGCGATTGCTCCATGAGTGCTTGAACACCCGCTCTAGTCCCAATTGTATATTTAATCGCCTTTCTGAACGCTTCCTCTGTTTTTTGTGGGCCTGCATCACGAGCGATGAACTTAAGAAGCCCAGACCTATCAGCTGCTTTTGACCCAAGCATCGCAGAGTAAAAAGCATTCCTAGCGTAAGACCCAAGTCCTTCAGCAAGGTAGAACGAAGCTCCACCAAGTCCAAGTGTAGCCCTAATCTGATCTTTCGGTGGCGCACCAGATACAGTAGTAGCGTCCATTACCCTAGAAATATCTATAAATTCCTGAGTTTTTTCCGGCCCAAGAATTGTTTCCATTTTTTTGACCAGATCTGATTTACCCTTTGGAATATCTACATCTTTAAGGAATCTTTTAGCGTCCCAGAATGTAGCGTATGGAGCGCGTCTCATTGGAACCCCTCCTGGATAATTATTCAGCAGCTCCCGCATAAAGTCGTTCCTTAAAACAGCTTTCTCTTCGTCTGGCATTTTAGACAAAACTCTGCCAACTTCACGATATGAGGTTGTATTAGAAATCAATGCTTTTGGAAGAGAATCTCCATCAAGGAACTCCCACTTGCCTTTTAATGCAAGCTCAACAACTTTATTGTTTGTGAATTTATCAAGATCATCTTGAGCTTTAGCCTTAGACACCATTGCTTTAGCTAAACTGTTTGACGAGTTTTCATCAAGAGACTGGAAATAAGCACCAATGTCATCTGGCGTAATGTCCTTGATTGGCACTTTAGCATCAGCAAACGATTTGTTTAGATAGTTAAGTTTTTGAACCATCCGTTGGCCTACCAATTCGTTTATGTTTCCCTTCCGGTCAACACCCCAAAGCACCTTCACAACCTCTGGGTTGAAGTCAACAAATTTAGTGTCGGCTCCAGGCACTCTCCCAAGTCCAACTGAATCAAGGTATATATCTTGGACTTGTTTCCTTAAAGCTGGAAGTTGACTAGCAATTGCTGGGTCTGGCGTATTCTGAAGAAGTGAGAATATTTGCCTTGTTTTAGTTGGATCTGAAATCAATGTGTTAACAACTTGCGATGGGGTAGTCACATCATCACCAAACATTGTCCTCATCATTTTGGCAGGAGTCTGTCCTTCAAACGCCATTCTTTCTTGCATTTTTATTCTAGCTTTCCCCCAAGCTGAAGTCATTCCGTCCCTAGCGTAAATCTTATCTCTAAACGCTTGGAGTCTTGCAGATGCTACATCTGCCACCTGTTTAGGAATAGCTTGTCCTGTAGCCCCGCCTTCTGGAACCTCTTTTGCAATTCGTTCAATATAGGCGTTCATTGTTGCATAATCCAATGGGCCGCCTTGCATTTTGAGGTCGTCAAGTTGCCGACGAATAACCGCAGGGTCTCCCTTTACTTCGCCATTTTGAACGGCTTTGAGGAACTGGTTGTACTCCTTTTGCTTGAATTTTCTTTGTCTAAGTTCTTGCTCGATGGAATCAGTAGCAGGATTCCTCTTGCCTTTCATTTCTTTTCTAACGGAAAGAAGAATGTCAGCCATTTCATCAGGATTCACCTTTAGCTTGTTTTTGTTTGCAATTGAATAGAACTCCCCGAACGCCTCGCTTTTAGCATCGTTTGCTAGTTTCTCAGCTGTATCTAGATATTGCTTAAAGAAATTACCAACGGGTTCACGATCCGTCCTTTCAACTTGTAAAGCATCAACCCGTTTTTGGAAGTTGCCTTGAATGAGTTTACGCATTTGCTGGTCGTCCCCAGCGATTTGATTGGTCAACTCATCGTGTTCTTTTTTAAGTCTTTCGATTGTTTGCTGATATGCTCCAGCCTCGTTCGGTAGACCTTCTTTTAACGCCCGATCGTATTGGAGTAGTTGCTCTTGTGTTTTTTCAAGCCTCCTCCGCAATTTACTGTTTTTCTGCGATGCAAGAATTTTCTGTGATTCCATCCCTTGGGGGCCAAACCGAACGCCAGCGGGAACATCAAAAAATTTACCTTGTTTCTCAAGTCTGGCAATTGACTGCAATGTCGCGTTTTCCGCTTCTTGCATTACATCCGCCCCTATGCGCCTAGCTAGAAACTTTCCTGTTCCTGCCGTCGCGAGATCAATAGGAAGCGATATAAGTGCTTGTTTTCCCCTGTCGGTAAATGTTCTTGTTGCTGGCTGGTCTACTCCAGTTAACCATTGAACAACGGCATCTTGAGCCGTTCCAGCAACGGTATATCCAGCCATTGCCCCAAGTGGGCCAGTTACAAAACTACCAGCACCGCCTCCGGCTGGAGTGGCTGCAACCCCTCCGCCAATTGCCGCGAGCGTAGGAAAAACCTCGGAGGCCAACCCACCGCTAATTGCTAGTGCATTTTCAATTGCACCCCCAGACCCTGTAGATAACGAAACCTTACCATCATTTGTTTGTACCGCAAAAACAGGCTCTCCGTCAATAACTAGTGCTTCGGAACTATCGGGGTAGTTCTTTTTTATGTACTCGGCTTTTAATTCTGGATTTTGAAACCAGTCTAAGGCAATTCTATCGGACACAGGCAAGCCTTCTTGCAAGTCCACATTTTCATTTGATACACCAAGAGCTTGGGCAATCTGGGTAGATAGATTTTTTTCAGTTTCTTTTTTGTTTTGTTTTGGGATTGATCCAGCAGCCATTAAGCCAGATCCATAAAGTGAGCTGACCCTTACATTTGGTTGGTCTTCGTAAACTTTGTAGTCTCCCGCTGCAAGCGACTCTCTTGCAGCTTGCCTTGAATCAATTTCTGGTTGAACCTGTTGAGATTGAATTTCAATTTGTTGTTGTTGCAACCTGGCTGCCTCTCCTTCAAGAGCTAAGATGTCAGATGTAATTTGAGATACTGCATTTTGATCCCCGGATTGCTCGGCAGTTGACAAAGCCCCACCAAGAGCTGACATGGCTGAGTTGATTTCATTAAACTTCAGCTTGAACTCTTCATCTAATTTACCGTTTGCCATTTATTTTTTTTGCTGCAATGCCCTAGCTCTTTCAAGAGCATTTTGAGCATCTGGGGTGTAGTTGATTGCTGGAGGTTGGGTGGCTTGCTGGCCTTGTTCCTGTAACTGTGGAAATTGAGTTTTAACTTGATCTGCAATAAAATCACTATCGACTATCTCATTAACATTTTCTTCAATCTCGTATGGATCAAGCCCTTTTTTGCGACCTTGAAGGATAGCATTTCTAATTTTTTTGTTTTTTTCAGCACCAGCTTTATAAAACGCAATAATCATTTTATTGCCTTCTGGTGAGGTAGCAACAGATGGAGATATTCTATCAACAAGCAAAGCTCTATCACCATCTGACATACTTCCTTTTAATTGTTGTCCGAATGTTAATGCCAATTGCCCAGATAATGCTCTGAATTGCTCTTGATTTGCAACATCACCAACAGGAAAACCAATATCTTCAGCAAATTGCTTCAATGGTAGCACTAGGTTTTGAAATTTTCCAGTTTGAATTCCAGCGTCAAGAAGCCGACCGAGCTGATTTAATTCCGGGGTGACTTTTAAAAATGATTCCGCTTGTTTTTTTACATCGCTTAATGACTGGTCTGCCGCCTTAAGTTGTTCAAGCCTAAATGATTCTTGAGGACTTGCGTAGTTTCTAACTGCAATGGGTTCAATCTTACCGCCTTTTCCCTGTCTTTGAAGCGGTTCTTCTACATCTCTTCCAAACAATTGGACTTCTTCTTGCGGCGTTAAGACAGAATATGGTTCATTTTGTTGTTGTTTTTCAAGGGATGTTTTAGATAAAGACTTAAGTCCACCGAAAATATTTTGAATATTGTCAGCAATCGCTTTAACCTCTTGCGGGTTTCTTGCCATCTTTCCAAGCTGAACTTGCGAAATTATACTATTTCGATAATCGTCGGCTTGTTCTTTATATCCACTAGCCTCCAAATCAGCTATCAAAACATCCGCTTGTCTAAATGTTTCGCGGAATGGAGCGGCCTCTGGGAGGAGACTTGATAAGGATTGAATTTGTTCAGCCATGTTAATAAGGTTGTCCAGTAAATGGGTTAATATTGGATGGACTTGCGCTTGACGTGGAAGCCGCCCCACCAGTAGCACCACCTTTAGATGCCTGGGCTTGCGATGCAGCAAACTTCTGTTGGCGAAGATTCATCATTTGCTGTGATTGCATTGCACTAATGCTATTCTTAATAAGATCACCAACAATAGATGCTTCTGCAAATCTGTCATCGAGCGAGATGTTCTCATCTTTAATGTTGTCGGAGATTCCAGAAAGAACTGGTGATAGCTCTGGCATTAAGGTAAGCGCAGCTTGGATTTGAGTAGAAGCCGCTTTCAGTGCTTTCTTCTTCTCCCCCTGCTGCTTGAAGTAGTCCTTCGCCTGCCCGGCTAGATCACCAATAATTTGCTGCTGCTGCGCGTTTGCCAGCGCATTAGCTTGGATTACTTGATTGTAATCTGGGGCTTGATACCCAGTTGTTTGTACTTGTCCTGCGAATAGTGCCATAATCTTAAATGTAGCTATAATTAACATTACCCCAAGGGCTTGAGGCTGACATGTTTCCGGGATTAAATCCACCGCCGCCACCAAAGTTAAATCCACCTCCTGCCATGTTCATTCCAGCACCCATAAGCGTAGAACCAAACTGCCCAAGTGCATTCGCAGAGTTCATCTTATTTTGAATATTCATTGTGTGTGCTGCCATATTTGCTTGGTTTTGCGCTCCGCCTAATTGATTTGCGAAATTCAATGGCATATTGTAATCGAACCCACCAGATGTCGCAGCAGACCCACTCATACCCGATGATAGCAAACCAGTTCCAGCCCCAAATGCTGCTGGGGTTTGAGATAACAAGTTCAATCCGGGCGTGGTATAAAATTGACCTGCCCTAGTAAACAACTCACCAGTTGCTGCGCTTGCTTCGCCACGAAGTGCTTGTCTACGCGCACCAACATCAGCAATGTTTCCGTATGCTGTTTGTGCTGCTTGTTGCGCCTCCGCCCTACGAGCAGCCTGTGCGGCCTCACGATTCATAATCTCAGATGAAATAGCGGCATTACCTCCAATCCGTCCAGCTGCAGCCGCAGACTCTCTGGCTTGTTGTTGAGTTGCCCGTTGTTCTTCTGGGGAAAGCGTTCCACGACGAGCATAAGCCTCTTCTGCCATTGTGCCAAACATGCCTGTGTAGGGTGCTGCTTGACCTTGAAACTCAGACTCAAGCTTTTGTGCGCGTTCCGCGTATGCTTGTTGCAAGTCGATTGCCCTAGCTTGCTCTGGAGAAAGTTTGTCCATCAAGTTGCGGACACGACCAGTTTGTCCGCTCATTGTGGCAAGTTCCCTAGCACGAAGATCGGCAATTTGTTTCTGGGCTTCTCTACTCGCTCTTTGAGTTAATCCAAACAAGCCCTCCTGCCCCTTAAACCCAGTAAGATATTGCTGCGATTCACGAAGCGATTGCTTCATTAAATCTGGGCCAAGTTTTTTCTGTAGAGCAAGGAATCCGGGAACATTTTGTTTGTAGTATCCAAGCATGCCCTCAGCTTGCTGCTGGGCCAAACTCTTACCATAAACTTTTTTTCCCTTAACCGTATTGTATGGCCTAGCGAAAATATCAATTGGTTCTGGCATGTCTCTAGCCGCAGACTCGGCTGCTTTAGCAGACTTTCTGCTTCCAAGATAGGAAGCTCCCGCCCCAACAACCGTTGTGCCAATCGCAATAGCAGCCATACTCATGGTGTCACCCCGCTTTCAAGATTTAATGGATGTTCTTCAATTTTAATCATATCGTCAATTGCGTTAATTGTTACAGAACTAGATACATTTCTACTCCATGCTAGAGCTATGTCTTCATTATCCAACAAAGGATTGTGTAGTTTTTCTGAAACTGTTTTTACGATCTCGTCTGGATCTGTTATGTTTTCTGGATTTGGGTGGAATGTAGTCCATGTAGTATCCCGCTTTACATGCAAAAACCTTTTGGTTCCGGGGGTGGTAATTCCCATGTAAGGAGCAATGTGTGTTATTGGCCCATCTGGGGTAATTACATCAACCTCGCCTGTGCTTATTACAAACGGATGTTTTGTGTTGTGAGTCACAGACATCACTAACGAGCCAGCAGGCATAAATATGGTTCTAGTGTAAAGACCCGGCGTAAATAAATGAGTCAATGGGCATTCAACCTTCTCATTAGATTTGCACATCGCATATTCAACCCTATCCATTTCGCTACAGGTAGCGAGTACATCTGGGTCGATGTGCGAAAGATCAAAGTTCATAAATTTATCTTTCTATTAAGCTGATCTAACAAGGTAGCCTTGAAACACAGTACCATTAGCAAGGATTGTGCGATTTGATCCAGTTAAATGTCGCACATACAATTCAGCATAGTCAGTCGAGCCATTCATGTAAATTAAACCAGATACAGATGCGCTATAAGATTGACCGTTGATCCTAGCCCCATCCGCGACAGGAGATCCATTTTTGTATATTAACGCCCAAAGGTCTTCAGCGTCACCTACAGTCATTCCAATCACACCATGAAAAAAATAGTATCCAGCTACGCTTGGCGTAAATCTGCTGCTTGCAAAATTACTGTTTGTATCGAAACTCTCAGAACCTAAAACAACCCTAATGCCTGAATTAGTTGCAACGGCTTGGTCGGTGCTTGGATATGCGCTAAAGGCCGGCCCGTTTCCAACCACATTCGTTCCCAGCTTCGCTTGGGTGACCGCGCTAGAAGCAAGCTCATTAGATGTAATTCCACCAGCAGACACGGCAAGTTTACCCGGAGATACGACCTGCAAGGTTGTTCCTTGGATTGCATCGCTGGTAAATGTCGTATCATCAATGATGTTATTCATCTTAGCACTGGTAATTGTGTCAGTGCTTGTAAATGTGTAGGTTGTATTTACAACGCCCATATTATTTTTGTGATAGAATTTGTCTGTTAGTGATGGAACCCGCCACTTGAATAGAATGGATCTTAGGTGAACCGATAGTCCTTGTCAATGTGATAGTCCCAGTATAGCCGCGCTGACCACCAAGTCTGCATCGGATGCTTGCGGTTTCAGCCTCGTTAGGGCTGCTGGGTGATAGGATCTGACCACCAAGGAATGTGGTAGTAGTGCCAATACTCTCTGCAGAGTCTGGGTCTTCGGTGGCAAACGCAATGTCGTACTCACCAGTCTCTCCCGCCAAGTTCTGCATTTGCACTTGGGCATCAGTAAACCTCTTGCGCTCAAGGGTCTTAAAGTCGTACCCACGGCTAGTCACATACGAGTTGATCGTGGGAGTAACCACATCTGTGCTTTCATTCGTAACGCTCAAGCGGTCTGTGGACGAGTCGGAAGCGTCAACTTGGTGCAAGCCACCATTGGAACTAACGGCATACAGGTTATTCCGCACCCCAGCACTTGCTGTGATGAAGTTCTTAATTAGAAACCTAGAATCCCCATAGGTATCCAGCGATTCCCAGCCCTTGTTCAAGAAGTTGTAGATAAGAATTGCGTTATTCCCACGGGCATCACCACCTCCAGCGACAGAATCCAGCGGGACTGCGATGTAATAGCGGTTGTTGAAGTAAACCGCTACCGAATCACCCGCAAGGTTCTTGTTAATGCGGTCAATGTACGGCTGGATGTTCTTGGAAAGTGGTTCCTCCGTACCGCGAAGGTTGTAATCGTTAAGGAAGGTAAGCTCGTAAATGCCCTCGTCGGCCAAGAATAACAGGTTATTAGCCTGCATAACCACGGACTTGCGGGCCAAACACCCAACCTCGCCAGTAAGCTCCTTAACCACGGTGTCAGACAGGCTTCCTTGGGTCTGCGCCACAAGGTGGATGCTATTGCGGTTCAAAACCACCAAGGAATCGTCGTAGAACCCGTGCATCGCCACCACATAGTCGGCAGTACCACCAGTAATACGGAACTGATTCTCGATTTGGTCAAAGGTCGTAGTGTCCAGTAGGTCGGAAACCGCGATCTCGTCAGAAATCTTCCTGCTAGTGTAGACTGGTGCGCTAAAAGTGCCAGATTGGGAGTAGTAGAACGGAACGAACAACCTGCGCTGGAAGTAGGTAGCCCAAGGCGCGCCGGGTTGGTGCATAAATCCACCGCCAGCGCTGAACCTTCCACCGAACTCGAATATATCAGATGCAGAGGTATTGTAGTTCCCGATAGGGGCATACCATTCGATAAGCGTAGTGGTAGCATTTACCACTTGGTAGGAATTACCAAGCATGGCTTGAAAATCAGCAGTAGCTGTTGAGTAAACGATAATTATATCACCAGCAAAAATTGTCGTATTCCCAACAACTTTGGCAGAAACAAGTCCACTAACTACATCGACATCCTTGGCTTGGATGTTGAAAACCTGTGGCTGG